TAAAACACAAGAAACCTATCAATTTTTAAAATTGAAAATAAACTAGATACAAATAAAACATAAACAAACAAAGATTAATTATGACACAACAAACATTGGATTACGTATGGGTAAATGAAGAATGTGAGATTTGTATGAATCGTATTACGACTACTATATTCTTTAATGACCTAAAAGATGTTCCTCCATATACTTATGATAATGTATATATCAAGCCAAAAGAAATATTTAAAAATCCGTTTTTGTCTAATGTAGACATTATTGTATTTTGTGATATGTATAATATAAATAGTTATAGTCACCCATGTCAACTAGTGATTATTGAAGAAAATCAACGAGCACGATTTGAAGACTATATGGATCAATATAACGAATCCGTTTTTAAAATCACCGAAAAATATAAAGTAAACAAACAAGTATTTAGGGAACATAAACAATTGTGTGCTTATATAGGGATTGACATATTTTGTAAACCGTGTGAATATTCTATTTATAGTGAAAAGAAAAATATATACAATTATGTGTGGATGAGTCGTCATATTTTAAACCAATTGTCGGAATACGGTGTGGAATGGTTTGACATAAAATTGGTCCCAAATGTGGAAGAAGATATTATTGATAATGTAAAATCTATGGAGGTTACTTCTATAGATGAAATGATGAATGATTTACAAATGTTTTAATATAAATATACTATACATTGTATATTATAATGGATAGTCAAATGATAAATCATATGATGAATTCAAATATGATAAGTATGATGACGATGAAAGAAAATATTTCTATTTATCATATTCTTACTACATTACTAGTTATGAATATCACCCCTTATTTACCTGTCATTAAAAACGCTTGTATCAAATATATTGAAAATAAATTAAAAGAAAAAGTCCCTATTTTTATTCACGAAGAAGAAAAAGAAAAAGAAGTGACTTCATCTATACAATTTATTCAAAAAGAAAACAGCGATGATATTATTTTTAACGCAATCAATTACTATATTGTCAACCACAATGAATCCAAACATTTGAAGTATTGTAACAACTTTTCCGTAATGAATGAACATAAATTTGTATTGGACAACGATTACGAATGTTTAGTATCCAATATAACGACCGACGAAAACGATGATAAATCTTACAAAATCAAGTTTATTTCTTATAGTAAAACATTGAATGAAATGAAATATTTTGTGGATAAGTTGACCAAACAATATATGTATGAACAAAAAAATAAATTAGGTGTTCAAAAGTATTTCTTCGACGAAAAGCACGTGACTTTGCCGAAAGACCAAGAAGGGGTCATACAATTGGATAAGGCACCTAAACATATTACGTTTCATATGACACCTTTCAATACGAACAAATCTTTACATAATATTTTTGGTATGCATTTGACCGCAATAAAAGAGAGAGTAAATATGTTTATTAATAACAAAAATTGGTATATTAAAAAGGGTATTCCACATACACTTGGTATATTATTGCACGGACCACCCGGGACTGGCAAAACCTCCATTATAAAATCGATTGCCAAAGATACAAATCGTCATGTCATCAATATTAAGTTATACAAAGATACTACGCAAGCACAACTTCGTAATTTGTTTTTTGATGAAAAACTAAGTGTGTTGGTAGATAACAAAACGGAACATTTTAATATATCTATGGATGAACGAATTTATGTCATTGAAGACATCGATTGTTTGACGGATATTATTTATAAGCGTGAAATTAGTGTAGTTCCACCGAGTGCTGAACAAAAAAACCCATATGTGTTTGGTGAAGAATTATCTTTGTCGTTTATTTTAAATTTATTAGATGGTATTTTGGAGACACCGGGTCGTATTTTGATTGTCACGACCAATCATATTGAAAAATTAGACAAAGCATTCATACGACCGGGACGAATTGATGTCAATTTGGAAGTTGGTTTTTGTACATTAGAAATGATTATAGAAATGTTTGATTTTTTCTATGAAGAACCTTGTGGTGAACTTTTTAAAGAGTTTGATTATAATGGTACCATAACGCCTGCGGAATTAAACAAATATATATTGAATCATTACAATAATAAATACTTGGCTTATTTGGAAGTTAAAAAAAAATATAGCGTCTAATATAAATGATTCCTTTTATATTAACACTTACAATCGCTTTATTAGTGTATACGTTTGCTTTCTCGAAAGGTGCCCCAACGTGTAATCATTTTGTGATGAATGTATACTTATATTTAGCTTTGTCTGTAAGTTTATGTGCGAGCTTTATTTATTTATACGAATCTATTTCGTGGAAACCCCCTATGTATGTAGCCATTATTTTATCTTTTGTCTCTATTATATTTTTATCTATAAGACCATTATTCAGTAAAAAAGGATATTTGACAAATCATTTTGGTTGGCTTGTATTCTTGGGGTCGGTGTCTCTTTTATTATCTCCTTTGCTTGAAAAGTTTAAAGATAAAGTAGAAAGGGCATTTATTTCAACATTCATCTTGTTTTTATGTTTGACATTATTCGCCAATGTAATACCCAAATTTTTGAAACAAACATATGAAAAAGTAATGGCGGGATTGATGCTTGGATTATTTGCGATTATCATTACAGAATTGTATTTTATCTTGACAAATCAATATAGTGATTATTTAAAAAATATGATGGATTATATTGTGATTTTATTATTTTCCGTTTTTTTATTGTATGATACAAATCGTTTGTATCATTATGCGTCTATATGTGTAAAATACCCCAATTATCCGCTATTATCAGTGAATTTATTTTTAGATTTGCTGAATATATTTTCAAGATTGTTAAGTTACGAGTAAATCAATTTAAGTAATTATCTGGTAAGTTTAATTTTCATTCATGCTTAATATATTTTATATACATATTTGTATAAACAATGTGACTATATTAATCTTTTAATTTATAAATATACAAAAATACATATTTATAAAATAATGTTTACAACAAAAATGTTTAATTGCTGTATGCGAGACCACCCATACCCGACATAATTCTTAGCACGTTGTAATTACGGGCATACACGCGGACTTTCGCCGTGTTGGTGCCTTCGACCGTGGCATTCGATAGAACCAATTGGAGAGTGGCGTTATCAATGCGACTGAAGTTACAAGTTCCCGATGGCTGGTGTTCTTCTGGGCGAAGAGCGAACGAATATACGTTGATACCAGTATCAGGGTAACGTGTGTGGTGCTGGAAAGGTTGTACTTGATCGAAGTAAGTACCTTCACGCTCCGAGAAGCGGTCTTGACCATTGAGCTGAAGCTTGGCAGTAACCACAGGATTTTCACCCCAGCAGTGCATGTTGAGGGAAGTTTCCGCGAGTACGAAAGTACCGGCGTCCGACACACCCGAACCAGTAACAGTACCACCACCAAGAGCCCAGTCTGCGCCATCGTCATTTGCGAGAGACCATACAGCATCGCTGGTTTGTGGGGCTTCGGCTTGTTGGAGCAATCCACCGCTAATGAATGCGTTTTGTCCGTCGACCGCTGCATCAGAACCGAACGCCTTAATGGAGTTAGGTAGAGCATCAACCGCATCCGTGTAATTGAACGGCTGAGCACCAAGAGCCTTGAACAATGTAGTATCGCCTTGGGTACCGGCGCAATAATCTACATTACAATCTGGTTGTACAACCCAAACAAGCTCCTTACAAGGGTGATTGAAGTTGAGACGGATTTTGTTGGACGACGAACCAACGGACTCCGACCCAGTGAACTGGAGCTGTTCAATGAGGTATTCCGAAGGGTTTTGCGCCATGCGTCGGCGTTCATCGGTGTCAAGGTAAATGTAGTCCACGTAAAGAGACGCGGCAACCAACGACTGAGCATATGCCGCGGTTACTTTTACATCCGCAGACGAACTTGGGGACAAAGAGCTTACAGCCCACAAGCACTCATCAATCGCGCGCAAATCAAGGTTAATTTTGACTTCGTGGTATTGTAGAGCAATAAGGGGGAGAGCAAGACCAGGGTTGGTACAGAACCAGAATTGAAGAGGGACGTATAGGGTCGTTTCTGGCAAAGCATTACGAGGGGCACACACTTGTCTTGGTGCGTTGGAATCACATGGGCCATCCACGTCCGCGAACGATGGATCCGTCATGAAGGTCAATTGGGTAGTTTGGCCAACCATCTTGTTGTATCCGGCTTCTTGGTTCTTGTCGAGGGTCAATTGGCACCAAATTTGCATCCAGTCGCCATAGTGTTTGTCAATACGCTGACCGCCAATTTCGACTTCGACTTGCTCAATCAACTGGTGACCAGGGAAATCCAACCAACGAGCATACACATCGCCCACAGCTAGACTTTGATTAATTTCTGGCAAAGTTACTTGTAAGTAAGTGCGGTAAGCAAGGTCGCCATTTCTCGAAATAGTACAATTTACCCGGCGACCGAAATCGGCTTGACCATTGAAGGTTTGCTCAATAGACTCCATAGCAAAATTGCTGTGTCTACGATAAGTCACTTTCCAGAAAGTAATTTGGGGGTTACCCGTAAGATATACATCTTGTGCGCCATAAGCTACTAATTGCATAAGTCCACCACCCATTCTATAATCTAACAAAAGAAAAAAAAAATAAAATTCTAATTAATTAAATTTTTCTGTATAAATTGTTTCAATAACAAAGGACTATTATAATTATACACGTATTTCTTGTTTTTTTTAAATACATAACAATTATCATTTCTTTTTTTTACTTTCCAACCATTCATAATGGCGTTTAATATGAACTTTTTTTTCATCATACGATCCATAATAATATATGATTATATTGTTAATATAAAAATTAAACTATTTAAATACCGAAAAATATATAAACAAATTAAACGATTAAAGACCTACTAATTGTATAATATAATGATGAAAGAACTTACCATTGATAATTTATACACCAATTATTTAAATGACATCAATCAAGCTGAATATAAAATATTAAATAATAAACAAGAAAATAGTGAATTACAAAAAGACGAACAACAAAGATTATATCGCTTAAAGAAAAAGAAAAATGATTATTTACTAAATAACTCGAATGATTTATTCAATTATTTCGAATGTAAACAAAAGATTGAAATAAACCAGAACCCTAAAAAAATGATACAACGTTTTTTTAATCAACAAGAAGATGATAGTATCAATATTTTAAATAAAAGTATCCAAAATTATATTAAAAAAAATAATTTTAGTAGTATGAACATAAGCGACTTTATGTTTGACAATAGTGTTTGTAGCAAGTGTTCAAAAGGAGAAATGATAAAAATTATTTCAGAGGGTATTTTATTGTGTAATAATTGTTTCAACAACGAAACATTTTTTGTAGAAAATGACAAGCCGTCTTATAGAGACCCTCCTAAAGAAATTTCTTTTTATGCTTATAAAAGGATCAATCATTTTAGAGAAATTTTGTCTCAATTTCAAGCAAAAGAGTCTACCGATATACCACATGAAATCATTTCACAAATAGAAAATCAAGTCAAAAAAGAACGTATAGAATTGAGCGAATTGACCAATAAGAAAACAAAAGAAATCTTAAAAAAATTGGGATACAATAAATATTATGAACATATACCTTTTATTAAAGACCGGCTTGGTATAAAACCACCTGTAATGAGCCCCAAATTAGAAGAAACGTTATGTAATTTATTTATGGATATTCAAATACCATATTCGAAATATTGTCCTAATGATAGAGTAAATTTTTTAAATTATTATTATACACTTTATAAATTATGTGAATTATTAGGCGAAACAAGTTATCTTAAACATTTCCCAATGTTAAAAGAACAAAAAAAGGTAGAACAAGACGAAATATGGAAAAACATATGTCAGGAACTAGATTGGGAATTTATATCTACTTTATAGCCCGCCTGGGAAACCGACTAGATTCGCACCAATACCAAAGCCGGCACCAGTTCGCGCGTTCGTTCCCATAGTTGGTAAATACGTGTCCAATACACTAAATGTTGCTGCGGCAACTAAAGCAATAAGAACTATTTCATCCAATTTCAAACTTTGTTTTGGAATGGCGTACGCGGCAATAGATACCATCAAACCTTCTACTAAATATTTAATGACGCGTTTTAACAATTCTCTAAAGTTCAACATTATATTTTATAAATATAAAAATAATATAACCATAAAAAATATATAAAGGATTTATTTATTCTATAATAATGAATGTTGATTTATTAGATGAAGATAGACCCATTGCTGAACAGAAGTTTGTATGCTTATCATTTGTTTCTCCAGAACACTTGATCAAGAAAAAAGAATTATTTTATTTTGAACGTTTTGTTCAACAATACGATATCGTAAAATCAATGAGTAAATTCATTGAATTTATTAATTTTGTCTCTTATAAATATAATATTCCCATTGAAGAATTAAATAAAGAATATGACTCTTTTGTAGATACATTCAAAGATAAACTAAAAGTGGACGTGAGTGATGATTATAAGAATTTTATAGATAAACAAGAAGATGTTCTTGAAAAGGAATTTTTAAAAGAAAACGCTTTTCAAACCAGTGTCCGAGGACTAAAAGTGCGTGGCGTATTTTCTACCCAAGAAGAAGCAGAACAACGTAGTAAAATGTTAAGAGAAACAGACCCGAACCACGATGTATACGTAGGACCAGTAGGAATTTGGTTGCCTTATCATCCAGAAGC